CCTAAATGCCATACCACAAGACTATATCTTGTGCCTGATGTTACTGGTTTAACTCTATGCCACACAAAACTAGGAAACACAATGATAGATCCTTTTGGTAATATCTCTTTACATTGTATTTTGTGTTTTGATTCGTCTCTCAGAGGTGGATCATAGTTTCTAAAATCAAATTCTAGTTCTCCACCTTTATATTCTGAACCATCTGTTAACTGACAAGTCATAGATAGTTTTCGAATCTTACCATTGTCAGGATCTCCTTCTTTTCTTTGGTAAGGTTTATCCCAACTATCACAATGCCAATCATAATATTGATTTAATTTATATTTTGTAAACTGACAAGACTCTGATCTCTCCCATTGAAAGTTCCAACCAGCATTTTTATTTGCTTCATGCACATAAGGGTGTAGTTCTTTATAGATCCAAGTATCATTAAGCCAAACTAAATCAGAGTTTCTTTTTCTTTTTAAATCTAATATTTCTTGCTTGTTTAATTTTTTATCACCATAGCCACCAGTTCTAGCCATAACTTCTTTTTGTTGATTAGCATAAGATATAACATCATCACAAAATTTTGGTGTAAGCACCCCACTAAAATACCAATAATAATTAGATATATTCATAAGTTATAGTTTGTATAAAGTTTAATGAATCTTTTTGATTGTTAGTTATGTAATACATATTAGTTGATGGAAACATAATAAATTTATTGTCAGTAAGTTCTATATCCCAACTTCTTCCTTTACGTCTGTTATCTTCATAATGTATTCTAACATTACAATCTTTAACTGTTATCTCTTGAGGTTTATAAACATTTCCCCATGTAGCTTTATTAATTAAAGTAAATCCATAGTCTACATTTATATGCTCTCGCATATAAGTAGTTAACATATCGAATGTTCGTGAAAATGGAAAATCTGTGTTGTTAATTTTTGATTTTAAAATGTCTGTTTGAAGTTTATCTCGGTCAATATCCCAACCTTTAGGCATATCGACATTACCAGAATATAATGATTGCTCTGTTAATACTTTCTTCTGCATACCACCACCATTTTTAATTTATGCCAAGTGATTTGTCAAGTCCCAGGATTGATTAGCTTCATTCCAAACGTATCCCCATTCGTGAGTGTGTGCCTCATTTTGAGATTGTTGCTCAGCTGTTAATGCTGGAGCATCACCGATTGGCGAATGCCATTGTGCATCGGACATATTTTTTACCCAAGATGGGTAGGGTTTTTTATGCCAAAAGATTTGATCATCTTCGTCCCAAATCATTCCTATACCTGCATAATTTCCTCTAAAAGGTGTGCCACCTAATTTATGTGTATTTGCTGTTGTATTATAAGATGTTTGAATCCACATTTGTGCCGGCCAATTATTATGATTTTCTAAATATTGTTGACCTACTGATTCATCTTCAACGCCATCAGCGTTTAACATATCACCATTATTCAAAGTTAGTACTTGAATAACTTTTCCGTTAGCTCCTAGTTTTGCAAAATGTGCCATAATGTTTCTCCTTATATATTAATTTTAAAGTTTAGTAAATACATAAATATTATTGATATCTATAACGTATTACTATCACTCCGCTACCACCTTTTCCAGAAGTTACTGGAGAAGTACAGTTTGATGCTGTTGCACCTCCACCACCACCTGTGTTATCTGTTGCATCAACTCCACAGGCAGGTCCTCCATAAGTTCCTCCTGCTCCACCACCACCAGTTCCACCAGTACCTCCTCCCGTTTGTCCGGAGTTTCCACCGCCTCCACCACCACCTGCTCTGGCAACTGGGCTTGCTGTAATTTCAGATGTAACACCTGCTCCACCATTTCCTGCAGGACCTCCGGGATTTCCATTTGCACCGACAGCTCCAGCGCCACCACCACCACCAGAAGTCGTGCAGGGGGTTCCAGGGCTATATTGTGCGCCTCCATTATTTCCTTGAGGAGGAGTTGTAGGAGGAGTATTACCATTTCCTGGTGAACCAGCATTAGAACCACCCCCACCTGATCCACCATTTAAACCAGTACCAGGGCCTCCACCACCTCCACCACCACCTGCTGAAGTAATTGTTGAAAAAGTTGAATTTGAACCGGGATTTCCAGCACTACAAGTAGTTCTTGCTGTTCCACCACCACCCACATCAATTGGATATGCTGTTGCTGTAACTGTAATTCTATTTCCTATAGTTCCGTATCCATCTAAAGGACTACCTGTATAAGGAGAAGAAGGACTTACTACTTCTCTATATCCACCAGCTCCTGCCCCTCCAGAATTACCATTTGTTCCACATTTTGCATTACCACCAGACCCACCACCTGCTACTACTACATAAGAAACTAAATTATCTGCTGCAGCATTTGCTGTTTTTGAAACTGTAAAAGTGCCAGGACCTGTAAATGTATGAATTCTACAGTTTCCTGATTCTGAAATTGCTCCACCTGTTGCTTCTAGATAGGGATTATTATCTGCAACTGATTGTAAACCATCGTCAGTTACTAACCAACCTCTTGTTGAATCTACAAAAATTAATGTTGCAGCTTGTCCTTCTGTTGTAAAAGTTGCGCTTGCATTTATTCCACCAATTTTATCTGAACCATTAGGAACTAAAATACAATTACTTGTTTGCCAAGTATTTGCATAATCTTTAATTGCAACTACAGCTCCTGCTGTTCCTGCTGGTAAAGCTACATCAATCTCACCACTTGTTGTATTAACAAAATATCCCTCTCCTGCTACTGCTGTAAAATCTCCTGTCTTAACTGTTGTATTCCAAGACGCTGAACCTGTTGCACCAAATCCTGATGCAGTACCATTGTTAGTTATTGATACACCAGCAGGAATTGTGAATGTGTCTCCACTATCCCCTAATGTAGTTGTACCACACGCTGTTCTTGGACTAATTTTATTTACTTTTATTTCACTCATAATTTTTTCCTATGCTACAAACGTTCCTGGTCCTGTAAATATTCTAACTGTATCTGCTCCACAAGTAGCTGTTACATTTCCACCTGCATTAGTTGGACTACCATCTGCTGTTATGTGTCTAATAATTACTATTCCTGGACCACCTTGTGCACAAGCTGAACCACCTCCACCTGTATTTGTGCAACCAGCATCATTAGGTGAGCTTCCACCTCCACCAGCTCCACCATTTGCATTATTATAACCTGCACCTCCACCTGAAAAATATCTTCCTGGTGATGGACCGGGAGTTCCATAAGATGGCGCTTGTGGTATTGAACCCATAATATCTGTTGGAGAACCAGTTCCTCCACCTCTACCTGGACCACCTTTTATAGATGCTCCACCGCCGCCTCCACCTGTACCGGCAGGTATACTAGCATCAGCTCCTGGAAAACCTTGTGGTGGACTAACAGGAGGAGTGTTTCCAGCTCCTTCCCCACTATAACTTGGAGCACTTGGAGTTTTACCTCCACCGCCACCGCTTCCACCTGGACCCGCTGGTCCTACACCCGGGGAACCACCAACACCTCCACCACCTCCTGTAGAAATAATAGTTGAAAATACTGAATTTCCACCTTGAAGACCTTTTTCTGGACCGGCAGGAGTTGGTGCACCTCCACCTCCGGCACCAATGTCAATTGGAAAACTATTTCCCGCTTGAACTGAAAAAGTTTTAGAAGCAATTGTTCTATAACCACCAGCACCTCCACCACCACCATAAGTAGTGCCTCCACCTCCACCACCTGCTACTACTAAATATTGAACATTATAAACATCTAGTGCTCTAACATTAGATGTTGAATCCATTGTATTAATCCAACCTTGTACTGCGTCTACATAAACTAAAGTTACTGATTGTCCTTTGGTATCTAAAACTACTGTGTCTGCTACTCCACCAATTTTTTCAGCACCATTTGGTGCTAGTGTTAAATTAAATGTAGCCCAATTTTCTGCATAATCAGCAACTGATACTATAGATCCAGCAGCTCCTGCTGGTAAATTCATTGTAAAAGCTCCACCTGTTGTATTTGCAAAATAACCTGTACCACTTACTGCTGTAAAAGTTGCTGTTTTGGGAGTTGTGTCCCAGTTAACTGTTCCTTCTCTACCAAAACCTACTTGCGTTCCATTATTAGTTATGGTTGCACCAGAAGCAATTGTAATTTGACCGCCTGATTGAACTTGTATGTCTCCACCTGATTGAATTTGTTCTGTTACTCCGTTAGGAATAATAACCGTATCACCATTTTGCCCCATAGTGATACTTGTGCCGCATTTATTGATGATGTTTGAATCATCTGAAACTTTATTTATATTATCTACTTTAATTTTACTTGTCATAATTA